GCCGCCAGGCGAAGCAGTTTAAAGCACCCCCAGGCCGTGAGGCGCAGGTAAAAGCCCTTAAAAAAGAGGATGTGAAGAACCCCTACGCCGTGGCCTGGTCGAGCCACGATGCGAAGAACTCCGAAACCTACGCGCCGATCTGCTTCAGGGATAACCAGCTCCCCGGCGGCGACTTCGACGCTGTGCAGAACGAGGATGGCACCTGGAACATCGGGATCGACAAGGACATCCCGATAATGGGAACGGTCCAGGAGGTCGGGGTAAAAGGCAACGAGCGCCCGATTGGGATCAAGTGGCTACGGGCCGCCCTGCGGAAGCATCGCGCCCTGGAGGAGCAACCCGGCGGCGCGTACTATGCGCCTGTCCACCTGCGACACCACAGCGAGAACAGCGACCAGGACGAAACGATCCCCGCCGGGTTCCTGCGGCTGAACCGCATCGCCCCGGCGTTCGACGGGGGCGACAACCAGGCCGCCATCTTTGCGACCCTGTACAACGTACCCGATGACATTTACCAGCAGATCAAGGCCCGGAAATGGGCGTTTCGCTCCGTAGAGGTCGCATCCTGGGACAAGCCCCAGATCAGCAGCCTGTCTTTACTTAATACGGAAGCGCCTTTTTTCAAGTACGGACTAACCACTATAGGCAAGGAGACCCCGGCCCAGGCCGTGGAAGTGTTAACCCTGGAAGCCGCCGCGCCTGCCCTCGCCCTGTGCGAGTCCGGGGCCGGTGGATCAATCCTTTTCAACTTTAGCGAGGCCCGACGAATGGCAGAAGAAAAAATTAAAGAAGAGATCGAGATCGAGGAGGATCTGGACCTCAACGATGAAGATGTCGATGTCGATGTTGACGTTGACGAGGATGACGAGGGCGCGACCCTGGCGGAAGTCGCCGGGATGATGCGCGAACTCATGCGCCGCTTAGATGATGAAGTGGAGGATGAAGAGATCGTCGAAGAGGTACGCGACAAGCGGAACGAGGATGTACCCGTAGACATCGCCGCCAGTGAAGGAAAGATGGCCGCGATGCTTTCCGAGATTTCGGGCCGCGTGTCCGGGCTGGAGTCCAACCAGCGCAAGGGCCGCCAGCGCCAGGCGTTGGCATCCTACGTCGAGAAGTCCCTGGGCAAGCTGTCCGGGTATAATCTCCCCGAGAAGCTGGGCGACACGATGACGAAGATGGCGCAGACCGCCGGGGGCAACTATAAAAAGCTCCTGGATCAGTTTGTCGCCACGTTCAAGGCTACCGCCAGCCGCGACGAGGACCTGGCAACGCTCGACGACTTCGAGCAGTCCATCAGCATCGGACAGGGCGACGAGGCGCTGGCGAAGTTCGCCCAGAAGGGCGAGGCATCGCTAACCAACGCCCGGAAGCATCTGCGGACCTTCAAGAGCTTGCAGGACAAGGGCGTTCGATTTGCGGATGGCGTTGACGATCCCGCCAACTTCATCGACATTCTCACCAACGAAACCAATACCGAAAACTGAGAGGGTAAAAAATGGCTGCACTAACAGCATCAACAACGATCACCAGCCGAAGCCGTGGCCTGCAAGAGCAGGTTGTAGTTAGCGGCGACACGATCTACAGCGGATCGCTTGTCGGCCTGGGCGTGGGAATCACCCCTGGCTATCTCGTCCCCTGGGGAACAGGAGATGGAACGACCGCCGAGATCGCCTTCCTGGGCCTGGCAATCATCACGGTGTTCGACACCGATTCCGATGTACTCGACTACGCCATCGTCGGCGATGGGACCGAGACTTGCCCGGTGGACACCTCCGGGATGTGGCTCAAAGGACTGACAGACGGAACCGCGATCAGCATCGCATCTGTCGGCCTACCTGTGTTCAGCCCGGACGACAACCCGGCCAGCATCACGACCACCAATACGGGGGCCGTCGATCCAATCGGAACCCTGATGAAGCTCTTAAGCGATGCCGATGACACCTTCGATTGCTGCCTGTTCACGCCGAACGAGGCGTACAGCATGAGAAACCGGACGGGCCTGTAAGCCTTGATTTTTTCCATAAATTCAATAAATATTAAACTTTTTCAGGAGTCATAAGTCATGGCACAGCCTATACTTGCGGGGGCAACTTTCGCGGCGGGAATTCTTGCTCAGGCTTTAGGAACTTATAAGCAGCAATTTGAGGTCTCAAAAAATCGCCTTGGGGGTTGCATGGAAATCGACTATCCATCGACTCGTCGCGAGGAAATTTATGCATATATGACCACTCCTCCATTTCTAAATCGCTGGCCGGTAGGTCAAAATATGGAAATGGGAACATTTAAGGGGGTGCGCTATACCTGTTTAAATCACCGTTGGGCGCAAAGTGTGTCCTGGAATGCTTCAGACGCGGCAGACGACCAATTAAATTCCCTCCTGCTGACAGCGCGTCAAATCGGCCAGAACGCGGCGCAGCTCGATGAAAGGCTATTTTTCCAGGTCTTGACCGGGACGACCGATACGGACCTCCTCCCATCGGCGACCCCCAACGCCCCGGACGGCGTGGCGCTGTACAGCGCGACCGATGGGGCGGGCGGCGCACGTTTCGGCGTGTCGGGCGGAAACATCGTCACAGGGAACATCGACACGGCCATCGAATGTCGAACGGCGTATTGGACAGCCCTGGGGCAGTTCCGCAATATGCAGGACACGCAGGGGCAGCCCCTGCACGATGAGGCCGTGATCGACGGCCCCAAGATCCTGATCTACGGCGCAGCCAACGAGCAGGTCTTCCGCGAGTCGTTCATCCAGAACCAGGTCGCGGGCCAGGCCATGACAGGCGCAACCCCATCGGCCTCAAGCTCTGACATCGCCGCGTCCTCGAACCTGATCCAGGACAGCGACCAGGTCCCGAGCCTGTGGAGTACCCAGCGCATCAGCGACAACAACTCTTACCTGTTCCTGGAAAACTCGCCCATCAAGGCGATCTTCTCCCAGCTTCGGGAGCCGCTGCGCGAACAGGTCGCGACGATGGACAATTCTGACATAGCCAGGGATTCCGGGGTCGAGTCAGTTCGCTTCTGGCTCCGAAAGGGCGTATCCCCGAACCTGCCATACCAGACGATAAACCTTAATGTATAAAGGGTTTATGACTTTTTGCGCTAATTCTTAACAAAGGGGAACACGATGGCGAAGGCCAAGAAGAAGGCGGCGGAGTCCGTGGAGACTCCAGCCGCTGCGGAAACGGCAACGGCGACAATTGACGACCAGGGCGCGACGAAGGCGCAGACCGTCGAGGGCATCAGCTTCGAGGGTGAAAAGCGTTTTTTCATCGGCATCAAGAATAACGGGATGACCGATCCGCCTTGCCTCGCCGTAACCCTGGCGGGCGTGTCGGTCCCTGTGAACACCGCGCAGATCGAAACGGTCGATGATGGCGGCGACAACTGGCTCACCCTGGGCGGCAAGCTCAAGGGCGACTATCGGGATCTGACCGCCGACACGCTGAGAGCCGTCCTCCGCGCCCTGAGCTATCGCCGCGTCCGATGGTTTAAGAAAGAAGATGGCAGCGTCCGCCGCGCCTACGTCTACAGCTTCCAGCCGACCGGCGGGATGTCCGCCAATGTAAAGATCGAAGATACGGAGCCGCTGGCGGCCTACGTTGTCATCATCCCCCTGGCGGACGCGGTCCCCGGCCAGCGCGACCCGGAAAAGGAGGCATCCTGCCTCGACCTGTACCCGGAGCTGGCGGACCCGATGAAACCCGAATGAGAGAGTAAACGATGCCAACCCAGGACCAGGTCCAGACGCTCATCTCCTCACAGGTTGGACTCCTCCAGAATCTGTTCGCTGACAACACCTGGAACGCCGACACCTTAACGATGCGCGGCGACATCCAGGATGCGTTCCTACTCGCCCCGGAGATCGAGGAGGCGGTCGCCGCGACCCGCGCCATCCTGTCGTCGGCCCTGGGGACTTCTGCGGACATCCTGACCCCCGGCCTGGTGGAGTATGCGCGGCTGTCCGATGGCGCGACGACCCCGGTAAAAACGCCCTGGCCGTTTACGGACTCGCAAAGCATCATCGACCGCCTGGCGCGATTCATGGA